GTCCTTACCGCACTACCCACTTGGCCGGAAGAATATGAGCCTCCCGTTGCAGAATACCATGATGGTGTGTGTTGGCCTGAACTATCTGATAGTGTAGTGCTTTCTAAATGCAATATAGACAATGCATTAGTCCAGACATTAGCTTTGCTTTCAGTTCCTGTGATGGCCGGAGTTCCATACCAAAAGTAAATAACGGTGTCGGCAGTTGAGGATAAATCGACTTTTACATAAAAGATGGCATCTGTGCTATCAAAAACTACCCCTTCATGATAAAGTGTGGTTTGCCCTCCGGCATCGGAAGAAAACCAAACACTATCCTTATCGTCACCTGTTGCAAATAAATCCGCATGAGAAGTAGAATTGAATTTTACCAATACCGGAACATTGGAAGTGGCAGAGCTAATGTAAGCATCAGCGTATATTACTACCCTTCTTCTTCTTGGTTGTCCGGTAATAGCCAATTATGAAACCTCCGTTATTTCTCTATTGAAGGTTTCGGCATGAGCAGTTTTACTTTTGCCAATTCAATATCGTATTCTTCTTTGGTAATTAATCCCAAGTCCAAATATCTTTTCTTTTGTTCTAAAATCTGAATTGCGTCTTGGAGGATTTCTTCATCCGTTGGGTTTTGCTCAATTGGTGTTTTTATTGTATCGTTTGGGGTAAATGTTGGTGGCAAATCAAAAACACCGCTTGTATCTGTGGCTATTTGATTTATGTTCCAACGACTTCTACCGCTATCCAATAACTTATTCATGGTGTCTTTTTGGCCATCTTCCGTCATTAGAAAATCGGCCGCAACTCTCTGCGACCCTTTTATATAATTTGCATTGTTCTTTTCATCTGGATAATAATTGTAGTCAAAAATGATAAAATTCATTTCAACTCTTTTTCCAATAATCTCTATTTTATCCATCCTAATCCCCCCTCATGTTGCACACTCAAATCTCAATTCTATTCCATCAATAAAGACATCTGCTGCACAATCATCACTCGCCACTTTTCTACGAAGTTTCAAACAACACATATCACCTGCAGAAAGTCCATGAGCATCATACGCTATCGTTAGCGTTGAGTAGGTATATTTTCCTGCTGTTCCATCTACATTTTCTGCAGTATGTGCCACAAAACTATCTGAAGGATCATAATTCTCGCCATCGTTTGCACCAACTATTGAAACTTCCCAGCATATTGTTCCACTTGTGGCAGTAGTCCTATTTGGGATTGTAAATGTTATTCCCTTTGTAGCATCAAAAAAGCTTGGCAGTTTAAACGGTTCCCAAACCGCTGTTTCTGCGGTATCCTTATCAAATGCTAATTGGTCACGCTTATGATTTGTTCCGACTAATACTTTCTCTGGCTTATTTGTAGCTGTTTGATTTTCGTCTTTTGCACCAAACCACATCGAAGCGTATTTTTCCCCAGCCATAATATACACCTTTTGTAAAACAAAATAGGCGGTGTTTATGCCGCCCTTGCAACGGTCATTATTACTGTTAATTGGAGTGAGTCCCCATCTTCTACGTTCTTTGTGCTTGCAAACTTGTGCCTTGCCAACATAGTCCCTGATGGGTCACCATCGTCATTGAATACCCCACACTCATTAATTGCGAGGTTTCCAGTGAACGAAAATGTCTTTTGCCATTGTGCCTTATAATCGGATTCGTATGTGCATGTTGCAGCAGCCCTTGCCCCCCCATTAGTTGAAATTTCTGAGCCTAGTGTGGTAGAATCGTTAGCCTCTGCACCCGTTCCACTACCTAGTGCTAAATATGTAAATGCATTAACGCTATCAGTTCCGTTTGCTAATTTTGCCAGTGCGGTCAATCCCGCATTAGTTATAGTTGCCATTTTCTACACCTTCCTCCTTAATATTTCCATTTTTATCTGTAATCTTCCACCTAACTTCATAATCCATTGTCGCCTTTGTATTGATTGTGTTCTTATTTTCCACAATGAATATCGGTGATTGTGGATTATTCCAGTCCGTTATAATTATACTCATTTAGAATCCCGTCCTACTTACATAGTTTATCCTTCTCATTATTTCATCCGCAACGGCTTGTGGATCAGTTGCGTTTTGTATGTAAAACGTGTTGTTGTATACACTGCCACCACCTACACCATTTTGTGTTGCAAGTATGTTGTCGTCTGGATGGAACTGTATAACCTGCCCATCTTTAGTGATTAATGCATCCCTAACAGATAGCATGTTTCCAAGTGCACCCAATCCGCTGCCAATCATTGATGTTACCCTTGATACCGCCGTTCCAATGCCAAGTGCGGATACCGCTTTCCTTGCGGCTTCTGCTGCCCTTGCCATTATCTCAAATGACTTTGCCACACCATTTATGAGTGATGCCAATGATGTTAATATACTTTGTATGCTATTCAACCCAAGCAAAGCCGCAAATAATTTCAATACTTCTTTTGTAAGATTAATAAATTCTTTTATCACCGATAGCACGGATTGTTTTAGCGGTTCTAATTGACCTTCTGCATTAAGCTCCATTAGTTTAGTAAATAGCGGACTAAATGCCTCAACGAATATTTCACCCACTTGTATCTTGAAAACTTCAATTGTGTTCTTCATCTGTGCTAATTTGTATTGCATCGTATCTGACATTGTTGCAAAGTTTTCTGCTGCTACACCCTCGGCGGAGTTCATTTCATCAAGCATTTGTGTGAACAAAGCGGCATTTTCCCCACCTAATCCCATAACGGCATTAAGTGCTTCTACCCTACCAAACAATGCGGCGGCTTCATAGTTGCCTTGTGATATTTCATCATTAAGTAAATCCATTGTGCCCTTGAATCCCAATGCAGTTATCATTGCTTGTCCATTTGCATACCCTAGCTTTGCGAATAATGCTTCCATATCTGTTGTAGGTTTAAGTAGTGCAACGAGTATTCCCCTTATGCTTGTTATTGCTTCGCTTGTGCCGACACCCTGTATTGTAAGTGTGGATAGCATCGCACCTAGTTCTTCTAGGGTCACGCCTAAGTTAGCCGCTATTGGTGTTACAAGTGCCAAAGACGCACCCATTTCATCAACAGTTGTTTTACCTAAATCCTGTGTTTTGATTAAGACATCTGATATACGGTCAACATCTTCTAGCGCCATGCCATAAGAGTTCATGACCGTTGTAAGTATATCGGCGGATGTAGCCATTGTTGTGAAACCACCAATTGCAAGAACATTTGCTTTTGCAAGTATTTCCATTGTATCAGCAGCCTCCACCCCCGATGAATTAAGTTCATAAATAGCATTTTGCACATCACCAATTGCAAAGGATGTTGTGCTTGCAAATTTCAGAACATCCTTTGTAAGTGTTACAAATTCTTCACCTGTTTTCTTTTGGATGGTGTTTATCTGTGCCATGCCGTGTTCAAAATCGACAAATGCGGTTAGTGATTCGTCTGTGAATTTCTTTACTGCCCTTAGTGCTTCTTCGCCAATACGTGCAATTATTACACCACCGGCAATTGTTGCGGCCGCACCCATTTTACTGAAAGCACCGCTAACACCACCAACACTATTTTGCAAAGAGTCAATACTGCCGTTTATTTTACGTAATTCTGACGTTGCACCGTCTTGGACCCTTACCCGTATTTCAACATCCTCGCCCATGGTCTTTCCTCTTTTCCCTTAATGCAATAAGTTCCCGGCTTGCTTGTTCACGATTGATTATAGTTTCATCCGCCGATGCATTGTTTGCATACGCCCACGCGGATATGACATCCATTAATTCCGGGATTGATAATTGTGGGATAGTGAAAACAGTATAACCCATTTGATGTAATATATACAACTGGGTCAAATACGCTTTCCTATCCTGATCCACTATTTCACCTTCACTTCCGTTTTTGGCATTTCAGATATTTCTATCAATTTATCCAACAGTGTTGCAAAGTATTTTGGTTTTCCCGCATTGACCAAATCTTCTAATGTAATCTCTGGTTCTGAAATATGCTTTGCTATTAGTGCTATTACTTTGTCGTTGTTGTCCAACTGGCTTAATTCGCCAAGTTCACCAATTAACAAAGGCGTCATTTTTATTGTTAAGCCATCGGGTAGTGTGATTAGTGTTCCAACTAACTTACCATCCGTGTCCCTTTTATATAAAAACTGTTCCTTTGTAGCTGTTGACATGTAAATCACCACAATCCAGCAGCGACCGTTATTGGTGCTTCCCAAACTACACTTGAAACTGCTTTTGCGGTAAATGGTATCTTGTATGCATATCCACCATCAAGCGGGAACGAAAGTTCAACTGAATCAAACATTGCATCGTCAATTGTGATTATTATATTATCTGCGGCATCTTCTGTCCCTCTTGTGATAACTATATCTTGTGCCGTTATCGCACCAAGAGAATCCCCACCAGTTACAAGTTCTTCAAGTTCTGCCGCTGTTGCACTATCTTCTACCCAAGCGATTATATTTCCAGTTACGGGTTCAAACTTTCCAATGTTTACAACATTTGGAACATTGCTGCCAATACCGTGACCCATTTTGACATTTCTTTGTATCTTGAAATTTATATCGGTTATGTAACTAATGCTTTTCAATGCGCCGACATCAATTGTCAAATCTTGTGCGATTATACTTGCTGCATCGTCTGGTGAGAAAGTTGTAATTGCTGTAAATGGTGCGTCCTTGTCATAATCCTTTCCGATAAACTCAAAGGTTCCCTTTGCGGGTGATGTAACACTCAAATCAAATGAAAGTGATTTTGCGTAACACCCTAGCAATTGAACAATCAAATCGTTTGTTCCATCTGCAAAGTAATTTGCTGTAAATGGAATTGCATCCGCCGTTGGTGTTATTGTCCATTTGTAAGGTGCGCTTTCTTCAACTGGTGTGGTAGCTGTAACAGCACCCAACATTATTGCAAATGGTAACCCAGTGTTGTATAGGAAATCTACACGACCACTAACTGTTGCTGGTCCTTGTCCAATGTGTGTTGGAACCCCGCCGTGCGCTGGTGTCCCGGTGTTGTTTGAGTTTTCAATTGAGTAAGATGCATTTTGGGTCAAACCTAAATATTCGCTGGCGAGTGTTCCTGCAGCGTCAACACCTGTCCCCCATGTGCTTTCTTTCTTGAACAATACTTCATATTTTGTATGTGCCATAATTATTCCTCCTAATCTCTTATCCTACATGGAACATCTATATGTATACCATGTATTGTTTGTTTCCCAACTACTTCTGTGGAAACTATACTAAATGTAATTTTATTACCTTCTTGTGATCCGAAATATTCGCATGTCTTTTTACCATCCGTATCTAACAATTGCGGATTTGCCCTTATCGCAACAATCACAGCAGCGAAGTAATCATCTATCGCCGTTGTTTCTGCATACAACACAAATCGCACATGCAATCTATATTCTTTATCTGGTATTGATGTTGATTGACTACCTAATGATGGGTCAACAAGTTCAATGAATACCGCCGGCAAATCATAAGACGATACAGTTATTCCCGGATATCCCCAATATGCAATTGTTGTTAGTCCAGTTGCCGCCGCGAAAATCCTTTTTATGTTTGCCAAGAAAGTAATCGGTTTAAACGCCAAGTGTGACCCTCCAAATCTGCTTTTTTGGTATCTGTTTTAGTAATTGATTGTATCTTACCTTTTCACGTTCAAACGCAACTAAATCAATTGGATATCCTTCTGATGTCAATGTTACTCCCATGTGGTCCACCCTGTTTACCTTTCCAGTGGTCATTTCCATCAAATCGTAGCCATGGCATAGTCCACTAATTATAAGCGTTGCAAATTCCCTTACAAGCGCGGCTTCGTTTGATGTGGATGCATATCCATATGTAATAGTAACTGTTGCTTTTGCAAGTCCGGGAATCCATCGTGTCAGTTCTGAATCCGTGGTTAGGATTATATTATTTTTTTCTAACTTCACAGTTGATGCCGTTATTGTTGTCCCGTCTATTTCCAGTGCAGAAATTGCCGTGACTGGTGCGTAATCTGATAAATAGTATGCGTTCTTGAATAGGTCGGTGTAATACTCATAATTGTTATTAGTTCGTATGTTATCGTTTTTTATATCAATATCGCCAGTGTATGTTGCAGATGTGAATACATAGCCCGTTAGTTTTTCAATGAAAGCATCGGTGCTATCAAACCATGTTTGGTGTATATCCTCTGGACTCTTTGCAATTATTTCAGAAATTGCATATGGTGATGTATAGTTGCCATATCCAACTACATATGCTTGCGTCTTTATGTCGGCTGGGTAATTTATTGATATATCATTTATTAGTGTGCTTGCGTCCGTTCCGGTCCCTTTGAGTGTGCACGTTATATAAGTTAATGCGTTCAATATAGCAACTATTTTTGCAAGCGTATTATTATCAACGTGTGTCAAATCATACGTGGTCGTGCTTGTATCTTGCGTTAGGTATAGCGTGTTATTCATTTTATATAGTTGCCCAACACCCGTTCCCGAATATTGAATTACAAATGCTTCGCCCATTATATTCCACCAGCTATAACATAGTAACCGAAAACACTAATAAGAAAAGATAAAACTATTAGTGCACCGGTTACCTTGCTTTTCCATGATTCTACATCTTCCAATCTCTTTTCGGTTTCCTTCTGGTCGGCACACACGGATTTTATTTGTTTTTTTATCCACACCGTATCGGTTTTGATAATAGCAACATCTTTTTGTATACCCATAAGTGCCTTTGTAACTTCAGAGGATTCCATGTAAATCACCCGGACCAAACAGCTATTGCTTCAGTTCCATCGGATTTTACATATGGCAAATACCATGTTCTAGGATTGTAGAGTTGCAGACAAAACAACACATCATCAAGCGTTCCAGTTGCTTTTACGTATGGTGCGTGTGTATCGTAAATTGTTCCACCCGCTGTAACTGTAACATCTGTTGCTTTGATTGTTGTAACGGATTGGTCATCTAGTGTTAGTGTCCCAAGTGAACTATATTTCTGTCCAACTGCCCCTGCTTTGGGTGTAAAGGTCATTTTTGTTGTTGCTTCGAGTGCGGCTTCAAGTTTTCCAAACGTGTCATATGTTGCAACTGTGTATGTGTTTGATTGTGTGTCCAATACTGTGTAAAGTGTAGTAATATCCTGTGCACTTACATCGTTTATTGCTGTGCTGTTTACATCAGCGGTATAATCCCATGTAACAAGTGTTAGATCATCCATTGCAGATAAAGCCGTGAATATTTCCCCGACCGTATCATAATCTGTTGCAGAATTATTCAATGCAACCGTAATTGAGAAAGCCGCATTATAATCCGATGTAATATCTTGGCTTGTAACATCGTTAAGGTATGTTGGTGATAACCCACTAACATATGTTCCAACACCAGTTAGAAGTGAACAGTTGTAATCCGTTCTTGCATCTATTGCAGTAACAATTTTTCCAATTGTATTATATGCCGTTGCGGATACGTTGTATGTGGTATTTGTAGAATTTCCATCATTTGTGAGCTTAACGTGTGTTGAGTTTATGTCGAGTGTAACGGTCGTCCCGGAATTTGCAACTATATCAAATACGCTAACGTTTGCCCTTGTGATTATGGTATATGTTGAATTTGTGGTAAGCGTTACAGCATCCGCCGTTGTTCCCGTATAAGTTAGATTGAAATCCTTTACATCATCCAAAGCGATTGTTATCGTTCCAGAACTTATGGTTAGGTAAGCTGAATTACACTCGCCACTATAAGCTATATCCCCCACGTCAATAGCACATAATGTAGCCGGTATGCTAACCGCAAATAATACTAAGGCAAATGCAATAATCAAATTCTTGTTCATTGCAATCACCTATGATCCCATTGCCAACCATATGCCATCTGAATCTGCTGTGTTCACAACAGTTACGGTCCCACCAAATATGTGTGTTTCGTCGATTGCTGATTCATCGGCCACTGCTGCCGCACCCGTTGATTGCATTGTAAAGTATTTTACTTGACTCAAACCCGTAACTATGTCGCCACCTGTTGCACCATCGGCATTGGTATATGTTCCGTATGTAGCTTTTACACTACCTAAATTCATCGTTCCTGTTACTGTGTAACTAAAAGTTCCTGTCATTTTTATTCCTCCTAATAACCTATTGCCCACCATATTCCTGATGTGTTAGCGGCCATAACCACTGTTGGGTCCGTAGCCAATAATGGCGTTGCGAAACTTTCATTGATTGATGATGCCGTTGCTATTACAGCGTTTCCCGTTGGTTGTAATTTCATAAACTTTATGCATTTCAACCCTGTGACAATATCGCCACCAGTAGACCCACCTGCACATACAAAAGTCCCAATGACCATTGTTTCACTACCCGCGTATATTCGGTCAGTAATTGTTGTGGTAAATGTTCCAACCATTTAGTCCACCGCCTTTTTTGGTCTTGGTTGTGCTTTTGGTGTTATTGGTTTTGGTGTTTCTATTTTGGCTTTTACTGCCGTTGCTTCGTCAATGTTATCAATTGTAACGAAAGCCGAGGATTCCTTGAAGTAGTTGTAATCTGTTTCATTATCTACCGTTGTGTATGCATTGCCAACGAACACATATGGGTGTTTCCCGATTCTAGTTATCCCGGGGTGTGAAAAGATTGACTCTGGTCCAATATATTTTACTTTGTATTCCATTTCTATACCCCCATAATATAAAAAATAAGGAGTTTCCCCCTTACTTCAAATCTCTTAGTTTTCCGTGGCAGTGGAATCCAGTAGCTACGAGTTCACCACTCATGTAGTAAACCCCTTCTCTTGCAAACTTATCAATTGCTTGGTAATCTTCGGATTCAAAGTATTGCACTGGTTCTAATACGCCCATTTCAATTCTGTCCAAGTCCAAAACATATAGTCTGGATATGGTATCCTTAACTACATCGTTGGATGTTAGAATTGGTATATCTTGATACATTGCAGCCATGAATCCCGTTTCCTTGCCTGTGATCTGAACACCGTTTACATCAAATGTGATGTTTCTGGAGTCATACCTTAGTTGGTTTCCCATTTCTTGGTTCATCCTAGAGAAGGTATCGTAACCTGTTATGATAACTTTGTTTGCCCTAGATTTCCAGTAAGGTCTAACATTATCCAATAGTGTGTCCACTAATGACATTGTGAAAGTCCTGTCCGTTCCGCTGTTGTGCCCAACGTATGCATCGTAAGTTGA